CCTTCTACTGATGGTCCAGAGTCTCCTCCAGTTCCCCATGCAATTCTGGTTCCAATCTTACGTCCCATAACTGTGATAAGAGCTTCTCCCTGTAAATACTTTTCTTTAAATATTTTATCAGATCCAATCTCTTCAAAGAATAATCGTTCAGTTCTATCACCCCTAACTTTTTGAGGTTCATCTGCAACTACTCCTTCAATTTCACTCATATGTCCATGCTCTCTACCATCTTTGTCTTTCTTAGATGCGCGCTTGTACATATCAGTATTTTTTACCATCCTTGATCTTCTAAATCCTCTTTCAGTATTTTCGTTAAGTCAATCGAGTTGAGACCATATCTTACTTAATAAAGGTTGTAAATGGTTCTTAGAAAATGCTGTTGCTAATACTCTATAGTTAGGTGTAGTTATATATGGCCTGGCACACAAAGAGGCTCCCATTTCTGAGAACCCCATGGAACGAGCTTTTAAAAGACCAACGTCTTTACCTAAAAGCTCACAGAGCTCTACATAATGAAAATATTCATACTGGAATACAAAGAATTGTGGAAAACTTAATGTACGACCAGCTGATGCTTTGTCTCCATCTTTAGATTGTTTTAATCTATAAAAGTTTAACCAAAAATAATTGTCACCAGTTAATCTATAACCGTTTATTGTTACCCCCTCAATACATCTTCTTTGTCTTTCTTTCCAGAAGTCTAAGTGTGTTTTAGAACCGATCTCAAAATTACTATATCTTCCTGTAGACATTTTTCTAATAGCATCTTCTCTAAACCAATTAGGATCAAAGTCTAAACCATTAGTATCATTAATTGGTATATATCCACTTAGTTCGTAAGATAAATACGGATCAAAATATTCTATAGGATCTTCTATTGTTACATCTCACTTCATAATACTAATCTAAGATTCCTGTTTCTACATCACCCCTTAAATTAGAAGCTACCTCTATACCTGTTTTAACTTGTTTTTCAAGTTCGCGTAAACTGGTAATAATATCTTTACAACCTTTTATTTCTGCAATTAAGTCTTTACTTTTAAAGATTGGTTTTCCTGTAACAGGATCTCTTTCTTGTAAGTCTACATTATCAAGATAATTAATCTGATTTTCAACAGCATTCATTGCTGACTTTAACATTCTTACTTCAAGAGAAGAATTTTGTATTTCATTATACTTTTTACAAGCTTCTCTAAATAATGGATCATTATATTCTTCATCACTAAGTTTTGAATCTATTAATGCTTCTTTATTTCTACTTTGTTCAGAGAAAGAAAAGTATGGACTATTCCAATCAAAGAATAAATAAATATATTTTAATTCTTTAAATGCTAATGCTTTTTGTTTACCGGTTTTATCGATTTTTGTAATGTTTCTTTTTGGTTCTAATAGAGCATCAAACTCTTTAACCAAAAGTAAAGATTCATCTTCCAGAATCAATTGACCATTATCCTTATCATATATAAAAAATTTCATATTATTTTATTTTTTTAGCTTTCATTTTTTCATAAATGTTCCTAACTTTTGTAGGAGCACTTTTAATAAAGTCCACTTTTTCGCTTGAACTTCTTAGACTAATACCTTCTTCGCCTTTTTTAACTTTACCTCCACATTTACACGAACAAGTACTAGAAATTTTTCCACCCGCTTCTTTAGTTTCAATAATGTCGCATCCACATGCACATTTTTTAGCTTTCTTAGCAACCGGCCCGCCTTTTTTAAGTCCTTTTAATTTCTTAATTTTTTCTAACTTAGCTCCGTTCATTGCCATTGGAACTTCTTGTGTAGCAGTTTGTTCTGTATATTGTTTTTCTAAAGAATCCCAATCTTCATCAGATAATTCTGTTGCTGCTGCAATTACTTTGTTAACATCTTCTTCGTTACTCTCTAAGGCTTTTGACCATTCTTCTATATCTTCAATTGCACCATACTTTTCTGGATTTAATTGTTTAGAATAAAGAAGAGCAAAGAAGGGAAATAATTCTTTTTTCTTTTCGTTTGTCATTTGTTTTGGTTTAAAAGGTTCCCCTAAGGGAACCATTATTATTTTTAATACTCCTTCTGCAAGTCTTTAGTGTTGAAGATAGCTTCTTGCATCAATCCGTGGATTGTAAACCATCTACAAAGAATTCCTTGGAAATAATCTTTTTTAATTGCTTCTTCTTTTTTACCTAAAGTAATTGTGTTAGTTACTTTCTTTACAACTAACATGATAGGTTTATTTGGAATATCTTGTCTTAGTGTTACCATATCTCCTGGGAGAAAAAATTGTTTCTGTTCCATATTATTCCATGTTAAAACGTTTCTTCAATCCTTCAGCTAATATAGTAAGAATTTGTGGTTCACTTGTTTGTACATAACCCATACCCATGAAAGGAATAGGATAAGTTGTATTTTTCTGATAGAAGATATCATCTCCTACTACTACTTCTTCACATTTAGGACCAACTTCTATAACCTTTCCACAAACAATACCTTCTTCTAATTTATCAATCTCTCCTGATTCAGGATTTTTAAAATTAATATTATCTGGAATAAATAATCCACCTTTAGTAAGGATTTGTTTATATGGGTTCTCTGGATATTGTAGAATTAAAACTCTATTTCCCCAAGGAACTAGTTCTAATGTTGCTACTTTTGCAAGAATTTCATCTTGTTTAAGTTTAGCTAATTCTACTTTCTTTGCAGAAATATCGTTAAACTCTTTTTCTTCTTTTACTCTTTTACTTATGTTTTCTAACAATAATGAATCGTCCATTGCTGGAGAAGTTTTATCACCATAATAAAATTTACCTGTTCTTTCAATTGAATTTGCCATAATCATTTACATTTTTAATTATTATCATTTATTTAATGGACATTGCGCTTCAGGGACTCTACATTTAGAGTTTAGTACGCAGCCACAACCATTTTTAAATCCCGGCTTTATATGCAAGGAAGTTTCATCTGTTTCTGTATTAAGGTATAAGTGACTATTACAACACTCTCCTCATATGTTATCTAATATTATTAATTTACATCTTCTACAAATTTCTATTCTACTATTATATAGATCTTCTTTTTTATTTAAAAGACTATTATAAAATCCTTCTGTTATTTGTGCAAGTTGGCTTCCCATCTTATAGAATCTATTCTTTTATGAATACTATCTAATTGCACTTCTTCTTTTAACATATGTATTTCTAATTCTTTAAATAATCTTTCTTGACTATTTGTACTGTTAGTACTACTTATAAGTACATATGTAGTAAGAATTATTATAACTGATATAATAACAAAGTGTAATAACTTATTAAAATGTAATTTTTTCCCTAGATTTTTTAAATTCTTCGTGCTCATTTTGCTTTTTATAGTAAGCCAACATTCTTTCCACATCATCCTTCAAATACTCACATTCGTAAGTAGTACACCCACCATCATGATCGTAGTGTATTAACATTAGCATTTTAATGTTAAATTCTGGATTTAATTTTTGTATCATCCAGGCGTATGTAGATAATTGTAGGCTATAATGCATAAAGTTACAATCATCTATATTATTCAGAGGGTATTTAAGTTTTGCAGATCTTTTTACTCTTGTATCAAAGAAGGATTTTTTATCTATACTCTTATTTGTTTTGTAATCAAGAATATAAATATCGTTTCCATCTATGATTATTAAGTCAGCTTGTCCAGCAATTCTTAATTTTTTATCATCAGAAATCCTAGATAAAAGGAGTTCTGGATAAACCCCTTTTTCACCTAAGACAATTTTATTTGTTGTATTCGTTTTAAAAGTTCCACCTAGTTTTAGGTGTTGTAACTCTTTAGTTTTACCAGCTAAATGTTGTAATTCGTGTTCTCTATGAATAGCTGTTCCCCTTATACAAGAGGTTTCTCTTTTCTCTTCCCACTCTTTTAGAATTATAGTTCTGGTTGTATTAAAATCTTCATCATTAACTCCTAAAGAACCTCTCAATTCATGTAGTTGTTTGATATTTTTATGTTTAGTAAGTTCAGATTTAATACTTTTGAACTGATCTTCATTTAACATCTTTTCTAATGCTTTGTATGAAGACCAAAATTCTTCATCAAATACTGTAAACTGATGTATTAAAGTTGTTACTGAAATACAGTTTTGTTGTGTATCTTTAGTCCAATACTTGTGAAGTTCATCGTTATATTGTACTTGCTCATTCTCCTTGTCTATTAATAGACTTCCATAATCAATTGTCATATTCTATAAATTTTCATGCATGGAATCAAAGTTCAAAAATGAACTAACTACTTGAGCTGCTCCAGCAATTTTTGGTAACGCATCTTCTCTAGTGAATTCATGTTGTTTCACTGTTGTTGCTACTATAAAACCAATAGTATCATCAATGCCATATAATGAATAAAATAAGGCTGAGTGTGTACTGTTTGGTTTCATTAAGTTATAAGTAACCGGAAAGGTTTCCTTAATTTCATCTATATTCTTAGTATAAAAATACCCTTTAGATTCTAATACTTCTAAGAACTCAGCAACAATAGCAGTATTTATTCTCTGATATTGAGTAGATACAGTAGATGTACCGGGTGTAATTACTTCATAAGTTGCGGTCATATAGAGAAAAGGCAGACCAACTAAATTTGAACTTCCATTAGAAAATTCAAAAACTAATACTCTATCAGCTTTAATCTCTTGTGCTAAGTATAATAACTCAGACCGTATTTTTGGTGCTATATTTTTTCTATGCAAAGCAGCTGTTGCATGTTCTTTATTCTTACTATCAAGTTTATTTTCAAGATATGTTTTTATTAAAGAAGAGTAGTTTTTAAGTAACAAATAAACACCATATACTATAACAGTAACTATTAATGTACTAAGGGCTGCTGTTTGTCCGTAATGTTCTACAATTTTATTAAATAAGTCAAATATTTCAGTCATTTAATTTCGGTTTTATTTAAGAATAGTTTTTATTACTTCTCCTGCAAAGATATTAATATTTTTCAAATATAAAACATTCTTTATATTATTTTTGATAGAATTAATTATAATAATAATTACTATTCTTAGATTAGTGTAAAAAATAAAAGGAGACAGAAACCTGCCTCCTATATATTTATATTCCTCTTTCTCTAAGTTTTTCTAAAATCATTGGGATAAGAGGATTTCTTACACAATCTTCGTCTCCGAATTCTATTGTTCCAATGAAATCTTCATCCTTAAAAATATCTAAAACCTCTGATAAACATGATTCTTCCTGTTTCTTTCTGTCAATTTGTTCAACATCACCTAAGAAAATATATTTAGAATTACTTCCTATCCTAGTCATAATTGTTTTAAAAGAATGCTTAGAAAGATTCTGAGCTTCATCAATTATAACTATGGAGTTATCAATAGATAATCCTCTTATGTATGCTATAGGTAGCACTTGTAATATACCTTTTTCTAATAAATTTTTAGATGCGTCTTTACCTGCTATCTTGTCGATGTTCCAAGTAAATGACATCATAAAGGGTTCCATTTTTTCACTTATCCCTCCTTTTAAAAATCCAATCTCCTCTCCTGGTAATGTAGTTACTGATTTTACTAATATGATATTATCATATCCGGAATTTAATAATGATAAAGCAGCAGCAATAGCACAGTATGTTTTACCTGTACCAGCAGGACCAATGGCCACTACTATTTCTTGCTCCTCAATCAAACTTACTAACTCGGCTTGTTTATCCGTTCTAGCTGTAAATCCTTTTGCAAAATTTTGTTTCTTTTCATACCTAGGTTTTTCAACCCGCATGAATTCAGAAACTTGTAACTCTTCATCAGTAGATAATCTTCTTTTGTTTCCCCGACCCATAAATTAATTTTTAGTTTATATTCTGGTAATTTCACACGCTCCACCACTACAAGCGGCAGATGCTGTATTAGATACCTCTTTAAATTCTGGTTTATTTAATATTTCCCCAAAGTTTACTGATTTAAATTCACGATTTATCAACGTCCATTTATGTAGAAGATGAATATCTTTTAAACAGTAAACCATTCTCTGCAAATCTCCTTCAAAGAAGTTATATGCAAACTTTTTTGCTCTTCTTAACCAATACTTTTTCAATAGAACTTCTTCACGTGTACCTACAATTTCAATAGTTTTGTTTTTGATACATTCACAAGCTGTCCATAAATCATTATGAAAGTAGTGTAATCCATCTACTATAAGACCAGAAGCAAATAATGTTCCTGTTCCATAAGTATTAACAATTTCTTCTAAAGAACTAACTGAAGTAAATGGTGCTTGAATAAATTCTTTATCACCATAATCAGATATAAAAGATACTGCTGTAAGATCTGTTCTATTTTCCCAAATATAATTGGTAACCGCTTCAAGATCATCAACAATAACTGTGTTAGAAGTATTATGATTTATATTAGGATATAAACAAAGATCTCTATTAGTACCGGCATTAACCCAATGTTTTTGTACAAGTTTTATTAGTTCAAGATGTTTAACACCTTTCATATCTTTCTTATATAAACCTTCTTTAGGATTCTCAATTGGAATAAAAACAGCATAGTCAGTTTTATTACTTGACCAATAACTATCTTCCAATAAGAAAGGCATATTTTCATCAAGCCATTTAGCTGTATCATTATCTTTATTTAATTGCATAATACGAAAGTATTTTTCTGAATGTTCTGGATGAATACCAGAAGCTGTTCCTAAAATTACTGAAGCATTTCCTGAAGGTTTAACACAAGTAGTACGAGCTGCTTGATTAATTCCTATTAAGTTTGCTACAAGTTGATTAGTATATTTAACAAAATCAGCTCCTTTTTCAAGAAGTTCAGCATTAAATAACATAGGATTATTCATCCAACCTGTAATAGATACTCCTAATAAAGCTTCTCTTCTAACTATTCTTTCAGTTATTATTCCTAAATATGGGAATGACGTATAACCTGCTTGTAAAGTTCCGATTGCTGATCCTGCTATACAAGCTCTTTGAAAGTCTTGCTCAGTCTTTACTAACTCTGCATTTATTTCGGTTAGGTTACAAAAAGCAACTCCTAATAAATGTTCATTTGCTTTAATGAATGCAGATACCTCAGTATAAGATATAAGATCAAGTCTTTCCTCAGTAAGAATTGGAAGTTTAGCTATCTCGAAACAAGGATTAAACATATCAAACCAACTATTTGCAAATGCAAAACCAATATCAGAATCTCCTTCATTCATTTCTACTATCTTTAGAAATTCCTCTTTAGTAGTTAAACTTCTTAATAATAGAACTGAATTATTTGTTCTTCCTCTTTGTGGATTATCGGTTCTCCAATTACCGGTCTTAGCGTTAATCATTTCTAAGTCATTAGGATCTACAATCATATTAAGTGCAGATCTTCTAACACCGCCACTTAACACTGCATCAGCAGCATGACATAAAATATCACATACTAATATTGGTCTAATTGTATTACCTTCTGTAGAAATCCAAGATTCGATTAATTTTTCAATCTTTTCTAAACCTTGTTTTAATCCATCAGATCCAGGTGCTTTAAATCCTCCACTAATAAATGCTCCTCTTTCTCTAATATAAGAATAATCAAATTTAATTTGGTAACCAGCATAACCAATCATTGGTTGTTTTGATAACATATAAGAAGACATTAATACACCTAATGCATCTGCCCATCCTTCTATACTATCTTTAATAATATATGTCTTAGTTCCTTTATTTCTTTTAGCAATTTTACTTAAATTTTCTACAAATGGTAATAGTAAACCTATACCAACACCACATCCACTAAGAGCTAAGTAAAATACTTCTTGAAATATTCTATTTCTTGCAGCATACATTGAACTACAATTATAAATCTTAGCATTATTTTTTTCTACTTGTTCGTAACGAAATTGTAGATTTCTTTGAGAAGCTAATACTTTTTTTGCTTTCATTTCTTCAAGCGCAAGTTGTAAATATAATTCTAAAGGTTCTTGATTCTCTACATAAGAGTAATGTTTCCTATGACCATCTATAATAGATTCGCAGGCTTCTTCCCATGTTTCGTATCTTTTATCTTCTTCTCTCCATTTGTAGTAGTCTGAGTGCAACTTTAGGTCTGATAAAAATACTTTTCCTTTATTCATTACTAGAAGTATTAATAGATTTCCAAATAAATCCTTTAACTGTTTTTGCTTTTCCTGCACAACATCTACTGATGCTTCCAGCAGAGATTCCTAATTCTTTAGTTGCTTCTAACATACTACTCCATTCTTTAATAAATTCTCCTTCTTTTGTAAACTGGTGTACTTTTATACAACTTTTACCTAATTGAGAGTTAGACATTTTTAATTTAGACTCTTCAGATCTTTTCTTTCCAGTATTGGATTTTGATATTTTAAGTTTGGTTTCTTCAGTGTGGATATAACCAAGATGTCCTTCTCCTCCTAAAGTTAAATTATAACCATTCTCATAGCTATTATAAAATTCTATATAAGCAGTTTCCATCTTATCTAATACTCTTTTTAATTTAGATATATCTTCTGTTAAGATTGTTTTATATAAAACTTTATATTCTAAATTTTGAAAACCATATTTATTAATTGCTTTTCCAAATTTAGATTTTTTCTTACCTGTTTCATTTTGATGATCCCATCTTCTACCTTGCTCATCTGTAGTTTGTCCTACATATACTTTTCCACTTGGACTAGTATATTTGTAGATAATTCCTTGTTTTCCTTGTTGCATTTAATTTTATTTTAGATTAGTCTTGGTATGTTTCTACTAATCAGTTAATAATTATTGTATTTAAAAAAGTAAAGCCCGCAGATAAACTGCAGGCTCGTATTAGGCTCATGTGAGATATTTATTTCCCGGACTTATCTATTTAAAGTTCCCTGTTTGTCACATGCCGTCATACTTATATTTTATATAGTGTCAAGCCTATTAAAAAGCTCTTGCTGTATTTTATCTAATTTTTCACCTAGATGCTCTGCTTGAGATTCATCTTCTGCTTCATCAATAAGTTGATTAAGCATTTCTTGGTACAGAAATAAATCTGTTACAGTTAATTTAGTTAAATCCATTATTCAAATCGTATTAAATAACATTTACGTAAGTTACGTAAATTAATTGTTGCATTATCCTCATCTTTTGCTAGTAAAGCAATCCCAAGTTTCTCCGACTTTAGATTGTGATACTTCTTAACTTCTTCTGCACTAAAGACATACACATTTAAGTGTTTACTATTAGCTTCCATTTCCAACATTGGTAACAATTCAGTTGCCAATACTACTTCATCAACATTATCCATTAACTATAAAATTTACTTTGTTACCAGCAATTGTGTAACTTCCATCTTCATTTTTTCCCCATAAATCTAAATACATTGAGTCTAAAAATTCTTGATCTGTCTCAACAGTAAATTCATTACCGATTGGAAAATCTGATTTTTCAATTAACTCGCAGCATAGATTTGTAAAATCATTTACTGTCATACTCATTAATTTGTTTGCAGGAGTGTCAGGTATCGAGCCCGAATAGTGAAGTTTGGACCCCCACGTATGGTTTTGAAGACCATTTCCATTACCTAATGGGAAAACACTCCTATTATTATAATAGTTGTCCGAACTCTTCGTAACTATTAATATCTTCTAATATATTTTCTAAATTCTCCATTGTGCTTTCACCTGAATAATAAAATCCACTGCCTTCTGGAGACATTTCATCAAAAACTTCTATAAGTAAACTATCTAACCTTAATGTCCAGGAACCCCTAACATATTCAGTTGGGTATTTACCTTGCACAAATCCATTCTCTAACAAATATTCTTCCATATCATTTACATTTAATACTTCTACAAAGATACTACATTTTAAGAAATAAAAACCAAATTTTATAACATTCTTTAAATATTATTTCTATGTTATTTTAGAGTAAGTATTCTTATAAGTAAAATTTAATTTTTCTCTTTAAGAATACCAGAGGTAGATCTTAGTATAGTTAAAATAAATTCTATATATTTTTTATATTTTATTTAATTAAATTATAGTATCTTTACTGTATTGAAATTATGAGTCTATGCAATTAGGTAACTCCTAAATAACTATCACGGTTAGAATTGTATGGGCAAAGATTAACACTTAAAAATTTTAAAAATGAAACAAAGTAATGCAAACCCTACTGCAAAGATCGCAGTAAAAAAGAATGTACTAAAACAGTACAAAGTTAACAATGAAGATGTAGTTTATTTGGCTAAAGATGCTGAGTTCGAGATTGAGTTATTTAATCCTTTACAAGAAACAATACTTGCAAAAATAGATTTAAATAATAATATAGCTATTGGTGAAGGTCTTATCCTTAGACCTGGAGAAAGAGTTTTCTTAGAAAGATATCTAGATATAGACAGGAAGTTTAAGTTTGATGTCTATTCTATAGATGGATCAGAATCTGCTAAACAAGCAACTGCTAAGAATGGTTTAGTAACAGTGAAATTTTACAGGGAAAAACCTATTCAAATATATCATAATGATTTATCAATACGTGGTGGATCTTTTGGTTATCCTGTTTTAGGTGGGTATGGTTTATCCGGATCTCCTTATGCTGGAGATTGTGTTATTACAACTTCTAGTGCTGGGAGTACAGGTTATTCAACTTTTACTACTGCAAACTTAACTTGTAATGCTTCTGCTTCTGCTGTACAATGTAATTTTGTAGATACAGGTATAATTGAAAAAGGAAGTAAATCAAATCAAGAGTTTATTGAAGTAAATCAAGACTTTCAATCTTATCCATTCTCTACAACACATGTAAAATTATTACCAGATACATTACAAGTTTTCACAACAGAAGATATTAAACATAGGAAGTATTGTTCTGAATGTGGAAGTAAAATAAAACCAAATGATAAATTCTGCAGTAATTGCGGAGAAAGATTATAATTAATAATTGGTTCTGTTATAGAACCTTAATAAAATAAGAATATGGCAGAACCAATTAATTGAATTAATAAATTTAAAGAAAAACAAGAATCTACTAAAGTTGATCCAACTAATATAAAAGCAAGACTGTTTATGGACTCCCCTGCAAGAGGAACTAAACCCTTAGTTAAGGGATCACCTGAATGGTATGCTAAATCTTCTGGTAAAACAGAAACAACAATGGCTCCTTGAGAATATTTAATGGCAGTTCCAGAAAATGCAGTAGGTGATGCTATATTTCAAGGAGCTAATAAATTAGTAAGTCCTATTATAAAAACTTTTTATCTAAAGGAGTATCTAAAGTAGGAAATCAATTAGCAGAATTACCAGAATATTTAGTAATGAATGAATCTGGTAAAATAACTAATCCTATATTAGAAAATACTTTAAGAAATAAAACTAAACCCTTTAAAACATTTGAAGATATTGGTTTATTTAATTTAAGTAAACGTGGTGGAACTTCTGAATTACCATATACTATTTCTGTTAAAAGTAAATTACCTGGAGGTAATAGTATACAAGCTGTAAAAAATCAAGATGGGAGTTATATGTTCCATAATGAAATGCCAAATAGAATGGAAGCAGGTAGAGCTATGATAGAGATGGAAAAACATCTTCCTTCAAATCCTATAATACATGAAAAACAATCACTTAGTTTAGATTCTTATAGTAATCTTTTAAATTTTAAAAGAAGAAAAGGATGAAGTTTAGAACCTACAGAACATATTCCTTTAAATCATGCATCTGTTAATAATTCTTTATTATCAGAATTTAATCTTCCAAAATCTGCAGGATATTTTGTATTTGATGATAAAATTGCTGCTCAAAAAGCATCAGATAAAATAAGCGATTGATTAAAAACTAAAGGAGTTTCTACAGAACCTTATATTTCTCATTATAAAGATAATCTTATGAGGACTGGAATAGTTCCTACTAATGAAAATTCATATGGAATAATGATTCCAAATTTTAAAGCTAAAAGAAATTTTAAAGAAGGTGGAAAAATAGATTGAATTAAAACATATAAAGATAAGAAGTAATAAACTAATTAATTAAAATTCAATGGCTAAAAAAGTAGAACCAATGAAACCTGCTCCTGGTAAACCAGCTCCTAAAACTCCTGGTGCTAAAAAAGGAACAAAGATGCCAGCTAAAAAGAAATGCTAGCAAATAAAGAAACCCGACTCTCTTAATTGAGAATCGGGTTTTTTGTTATCTTAAACTTCTAAGATCATAAAGCATATCTATTAATATAAATGCTTCTTCATTATATTTATTCCAAAGTGTTCTATCGCCAGTTTTTACAGCTTCATGAGAAGCCTCATTTCTATTCTTAATAGCTTCATTAAATTTCTTTTGATACTTTTCTATTAATCTACCTAGATCAGATATATCTTCTGATTCAGAAACTACTGTATAAAGACCATGTTTACTATAATATTTCCATTTCTCAAGTCTTTCTTTGAAGTCTGCACTATCAATTCTTTCTTCTAATTCTTTATCCATTATATTTCTAATTGTTTTAAAAGAACTTTTAGTTCTGATTTATTTTTTACTACTCCAGAGAAACACCATCTATCTCCTAAATGTCGATATATACATAAGTCAGGTATTGGATAACTATCTCCACTTCTTATTACTATTCATATAGTATCTTTTTTATATTCTTTTCTATACTCTCCAGATATATATTCAAAACCTAAAGATTCTAAATCTACTTGATCTAAATATTTTACACGAATACTTAATCCCTGATTATGTTCTAAATCATCTGCAATAAATTCAAGTTCACAAACTTCTGCTATTGTAATATTAATCCATTCATCTCTATCAACCTGTTCTTCATACTCAAAACCAATATGAAATTCTTCTATTTTTGGTATATAATATTTATCCATTATACTTCTCGTCTAGTTCTTCCTTATAAGAATTGAATACTTCTTCTTTAGATGTTAATCTTAAGAAGTTTAACTTTAATAATTCATCTTCTGTAATTTCTTCTAGTCCTTCAAACTCAAACTTTTCTGGAAGATCTAAATCACTAATTGATTCAGGAATTGATTCTTCTATATCTTCTATTAGGTCATTAATTATGACTACCTTTAACTTTCCTACTTCAATCCCAAACTCTTTAATAATATCTCTAACATTTAATACTTCTGGTATAGAAGTATCTGGAGCATATGCACATACTTGTGTATCTGGGTTCCCCATATATCTGTTGTAATCACTAACTGCTCTACTTAAATCATTTAATATATTGTACAATCCTTGTATCTCTTCTGAGATTTGATATGTACTTTTAATATTCTCTACTTTCATTAACTTACTTTTTTAAATACATATACTCCACCTAACCAAGGACCAAATATAAACATTTGTTTTTCCTTAGTTCTCCATAATTTATTAGAAAATTGATCTGATGCTTTTGCAATATTTTCTAAATCTTGTTGGCGATTAATAATATAATAATCTGGATAATAAAATTTGCCATCTAAATTATCTTTTGTTCCAACTGATGCTTGGAATTCAGCTTGCTTATAAATTTCATCCAATAAATATGTTCTAACATCTGATGGCATTTTTATATCATCATTCATTACTTCCATAAACTTAGTACTATCTTTTACCCAACCTACGAACTCATATGTTACAAGTTCATTACTTTCGTTTCTACAATACATTATAATTCATATTTCATTTTGTTCTTAAAGACCTCAGGATTCTTCTTAGTCTTTTTCTTTCCTTTTCTAACTCTCTTATCTTTTCCTTTTACTATTCCATGAATCTCTTTATGACATGCTGCACAAAGAGTAATTAATCAGGAATTTGGTACTTCTCATGGCATACCACCCTTACTATATTTTAGATGGTGAACTTCTAAATAAGAAGTAGCTTCACATTTTGTACAGGTATGATTATCTCTTATGAGAATCTCCTGCCTTTTATCTTTCCACCTATAGTCTTTTAACGCTTCTCTATATTCTTTCTTCGTCATTTATAAATAGTAATCAATTTTAGTAATATCTAACCTAGACTTATAAACCTCATATAAAGGTACATCTCAATTCATAAATACGTTTTCTATATTTTTACAATTTTTTAATATCCAAATCTTATCATTAGGTTTTGATACAAGAAAAGAAGAATAATAAACATCTACTGCTTTAAGTCTAGTTGCTACACACGCATCTTCTATATTATTATATGTTGCTATATAATTTAAATTATTATCAAACAACAATAAAGGTTCGTGATATGTATGTATTATTTTTTCACAGGATTTTGTTTGAGCCCTTTTACAATTATCTTTAGCTTCTTTTGTAAACTCAAAACAATCTCCTCCTGTTGTTAGATTATACCCATTAGGAGTTAATGATTTATAAATTCTTATATATAATTCTTCTAAGTCATTTAATTGTTCTAATGTACACTCTTCTATTATTTCAACAATAAAATTATCATAACCATATTTAACTAATGAGTTATATAATGCTTGTTGTTTCTTACATCTTAATTTTTTGTAATCGGTTAATCTTCTTTTTATATTTCTACTTTGTCCTATGTAAATTTTTCCAGAGGGACTAGTTAGTTTATAAATTCCTATCATTATATTGTAAATTTATAATATGTTTCTCTTACTTTATTTCTGGATTTAACTTTCTTAGTATGTTCTGGAAAGTAGTACTTAAAGCATCTTCCATCAAATATCATCTTCCTTTTTAAGAATTCATCTGCAAATATATATTCTAATTCTGTATAAGTATATTCTCTATTCTCTAATTTTGCTGCTATCCAATCAATCTTAGAATCTGAAATAGTTGTAGACATTTGATTATCTTCAATTTCTTTTAATACTGAAATAGAAGAATTATATATTTCTTTTATTAATTTGAAATTATATTCATCCATCTTTCTAAGATTATCATCAAAAAAGATTTGATCATTATAAAGGTTTACATAAAATGAATTATAAGTTTCTTTTGAAAAGGATCTTAATTCCTTTATTTTATATTCTGGATCAGGATCTGTATTAAATTTATTCTCAGTATATTTTCCAAGAGATATATTTTCAGATACCTTTATAAGAAATACTTCTTTTGATATTCCTGCGTATCTATGTTTATTAGTATTAAGAATTAATGTTATCTTATCCTTATAAATAGAATTTCTTAGTCTGCCACATATTTGTCTAACTAAAGTAGATATATCTAAGATAGTTGTTGATATAGAAGTATCACAAAGAATTATTGTCTTTCCTTTAGGATCATAAATATCACATCCTTCAAAAGCACTTGCTGTATAGAAGTTATATTTCTTAGGTTTAGTAGTTGTACTTTCTACATTTAATGTTCTATTATTTCTCGCAGAAGTTTCAGAGCAGACTACCTTATAATTATCTAATGAATTCTTTGTCACTAATTCTCGTATGGTTTTTATAGAGTTTAAAAAGATATGATAATTACAATCCGATTCTTTCTGTATAATATTTAAAAGTTCTTTATTAGTAAAACTAGTATTTATTAAATCTAATTTTATTGGTACTGCATTATTCCATATAATTTCTACTACCTTTAAATCTTTTATTTCTTCTAAGATAATATCTGGGGTTAAAGGTGTAGCGGTCATAAAACATACATCTTTAAATATTGGGTATGTCTTTAATAAAAACATAATACTATCATTCCTAAATGCGTAGGCATTAAATAAAATATGATATTCATCTACTAATAAGAAGTATTCTATAATATCAAGACCAATTTTTAAAAGCCTTTCTAAGCAATCATAAGTGCCAATAATTTTTTTGTATTTTATATTAGACTTTAAATATGTTACTATTTCCTCCTCTTTTACTTTATGATATATAATTAGGAAATCTTTTTCTTTCTTATTACGAGCTAGTTCAATTGTCGGAACAAGTATTAAACTATTTCTTTTTGAATGGAGTTCTACATATGTTCCTCCACATCCTGTAACTCCTTTGTTTAATAAAACATTGGATGGGAGTTCTGACATAATCTCAGATAGGTATTTCTTTGAAGTTTTAATTATTTCTACTTTATCATTCATTTTAATTATAATTTATTACTCTACATTCTAGCGTTGTACTTTTTCTTATACTACACTCGACAACACTAATGACAATGCTGTATATCATTGCAGAACAAATATAATCATAATAAATTTTATAAAATATAAAAATATATTTATTCTCCAAAAAAGTTTTTATAATACTCTTAGTATTCTTATTTATAGAAGTATTAATATAATTATAAAATAAGAGCATTAAATTATTCTTTAACTAAATACTAGAGGGAATTTCTACTTTCTTATAATATGCGCGCACGTTTAAAAAATATTTTTATATAATTTCCTAAAAAATAATTTTTTTGTAAAATTTTTTCTATGGTAATTTTGGTGAGATTGTTCTGGGAAAAAATTTTTTATTTTTATGTTAGAGTCGCCAAACCAGTCTTCTAGAACCCCCCAGAGGGGTTGGAGATGGAAAGAAGAATAATAATATTGCTTCTATCCAAAGATTAATAAAAACTTTTTAAAAAGTAATCACATGAAAATCGTAAAAGAAATTGAAATCGGCGGTGTAATGGTAACATATGACCAGTTGAAAACTGAAATGGAAAAACACGGTGTAAAGGCTTCAAAATTTGTTGATCGGGAACCGGCTTCGTTGCCTTCCGTTGGAACATTTGATCGTTTTGAACCAGCCGGAAAGGGCGAATTTGCACACTATCGCATGATAGCAAAGGATGCAAAAGGTGCAGAACATATCGTGTCAATCAGTCGTTTGCAAGCCTATGGTTTGATCAAAACAAAGCCTGAATCTGAACTACCAGTTAATGCAATTCGCAAAAGTACCAAAGGAAATTTTTATATCAGTGGTGACACTGTAAATCCTGAAATTCCGTCAGACCAAGCGAAAGCTGCCCTATCTTTGGTAGGTCAAAAATTCAAAGCTAAAAGAATTACATTGTTTTCTTTACCTTTCGGGGTTACCTTTGAATCAAAGGAACAAGCCGCAAGCGAAGTTGGTACAATGTCAGCTTTTGAGTTAACTTTTGTTGACTAACATTCGTTGAATAATATTGAGAGGGGAGAAATCCCCTTTCTATTATTATAAAAGTATTATAATATAACTATAATGCTTATTATTTTTATTAACAAGTATAATAACACTCTTGATGATCACAGCAAAGTTTGGTACATGGATTAATCCAACTACCTTCTTAGATGAGGGGAAGACACAGATGCGGGTATATACCTATAGAGAAGTTATTAAAGAAGTCAGAGAATTATTTCCATTTGATTGTTATATACAGTTGGAAGGAAATGTAATTAAGAATTATGTAAAGAAGGAGTAGAGTATGTATTGTAGATATGTATTCTACTATCTCTTATTACTGAGATATTATTATTATGTATTATTATGCGTAGTTATTATTCTGAACTGCATGTTGATGTTTATGATGGATAGACAGCGACAGTATCCCACCATCCCACACTATCCTTATCACTAACTTTTTAGTTACAAAAATATAATTAAATTTGATCATTATATACTATAGTATGTATTTACTAATAATACTAGCGTAGCTAGAAAGAGTGCAAAATATATCTATTATAGATACTATTTGGTTTACTAGCAATAGTAAGTTTAGATCCTTAGCGATGCTCAAACTCAAAACTTATTACAATGAAACGTTTAACATCAACCGAAAGAGCTCAAGCAGTATGTAAAGCAATAAATGAGTTCAGAATAGTTTATGCTTTCTTTACATCAGAAGAAATGGCTGCTCAACTCAAATCTATTAAATGTCCATATGCAAAGAGTATATTTTCTATCCTCAATAAAACTCATCAAATAAAACCTACAACTCAAGGTAAGTATGTATTTACTTTTCTTGAACCAGTTTATTACAAAGCAATTCAAGCTGCTTTGGATGAAGTTGCAGATGCACAGAAAGGATACCAAGAAAAGTTTCAGAATAAGAAATCAGAACCTAAAGTAGCTTCTAAACCTAAAGAAGTTATTAAAGAGTTTACAATAGAGCAAGCTATTGCTTTGTTGAAAGCTAATGGTTATAAGATTTCAAAACCTGTAACTACTTACGAGGAGATCTAAGAAATGAAACACAATCTTTTTAACACACCTATTTATATAGTATCAGGTACAGGTACTATGTCAAGTTCTTGTGCTCCATCAGGAAGAATAATTTCTTTACCAAAAGGTATTCATAAAGAAGTAAAACCTAAATCATTATTTAATAGAAATGATTTATGTCCTTGTGGATCAGGTATAAAAATTAAAAACTGTTGTGGCTTATAATACAGAGTGCATAATGTAAACCATTAGGTCTAACGTAGTGATGAATAATTGCTACGTTAGGTTTAGGCTCATAGCAGCGCTAAAACTCAAAAAACTTAAAATCATGTCAATCGAAGGATCAATCTCAGAATTAAAAAATATCCCAACTAATGCATTAGTAGTAGTTGGTAGTTCATTCGACATTAAAAGTTGCAAGATCAAACAATTCACCAATGGTATCATTGCATTAACTGGATTTGCTATTTGCCAGTTCTTAGAAGGTGCTGAACTTATTGCCAATAAACCATCTGGTTGCTTTCGTTCTGAAACTCTGTTAATCTTAAGATTAGCAAAGAGTATGGGAACACTTAACCATGTGCCGGCTGTTGAAATAACAGTTGACTACCGTGATTTAACACATCTTCGTTCTTGGTTAGAAGCTCGTATGCAACATTGTGAACAAGAGCGTGATGCTCGCACTCTTAGTCCATCTGGTGACGGAACTCATTTGAAGTTCAATGCTGATACTTACATTGGCATGAAACTATTGCTTCTCGATTTACGCGAGCTAATGCTTGGTGAATTGGTGTAAAATATTAGAAAGGACGTGATACTCGTCGTATTCCTTAGCAAGAAGACAAACTGCTAATACATCTTTCCAAATTGTGATGTATTTGTCCCTAGAAGCGGGGATTACCATGGATATAATGCGAAGTGAAACCATGGTTACTATTTAAACTTAAAACAAAACTCATATGAACTATTGTATCGCTGCTTGTGATTACTTTAAAAAAGTAAATGATCCATCTAATAATCCGAAGCATACTTGCTTTCAAGCAACTGCTGGATTTGTTGAAAGATCAGATCTTAAAAGAATCATGGAAGATCCAAACTTCCTTTTTATTAGGAATAATGTTGTATACTTTAAATCTTAATTGATATGATCTATCTATTGTATTTTTACATTGCCTTTACTTATCTCTTTGAGATAGGTTGTAGTCTTGTTCCTAATGGAAGTAGTTGGTATAACTTTCTGTTTGCTCCTATTATTTTTCCAATGAAAATTGGAAGAATGTTTGCTCTTTCATGTTATATTAGTTTTAATAAGAAATAATGGAACAAAGAATACAAGAATGGATGGAGAATAAAGTAACTTCTCCTTCTAATAATAATATAGGATTACTTGCCATAGTAATTCTTCTATTGTGGTTAATAGGTTGTTTGTAATAAAGAAATGTTAGTGGTTCATATTACCTTAAATGCTATCGGCACTTAGTTAATCCATCAAGGTTTAACAACGAATAAATATGTAACCAATCATAATCGTATATCGCCACGCGCAGCAGCTAACTTTCTTTTCTTTTTAAACTTAAAACAAATTATATGAAATCAATTGTTAATAATTCTGGAGTTATTTCTGATAAGAAATATCCAAAGTTAATGATCAGTACAAAGACTGGTCAAATCATCTTATTTTCTTCTGAAAAGGTAGGAATAACTATTAATGACATTGTATCCTATTCTGCTGGAAAGTTTGGAGATAATTGGATATCAGAGAATTTTGTAGATTTTCAAGGAACTGTAACACTTTCAAACGAATGAAAACAATCTTGTTATTTATGTGTTTACTTGTAGCAAGTGTAGCAAATGCAACTGAGTATGTTATTGCTAAAAGCACTAACGTAACAACTGTATATATTATTGAAAATGCTGGAGATAACTCTGAGTATATCAATGTATATGTGTTATCTTCTAAACCAACTATTCTTGATTTGCAAGAAATTGGTTTACCTTCTGAATTATGGTCTATTCTTGATCAAGGTGACCAAATATATGATACACGCTTAGAAGCTAAAAAGAGTTTGACTGCTCAATATCAAGGTCTTGGAATTGAACAAGCGGATAAAATACTTAGTTTAGAAGGAGATATTTTTACCTATAAATTACTATTAATTCTCTTTGGAGTAATAATTATTGGATTAGTTATTGTTATTGGTACAAAAAATAACTAGCATAAGGTTAACAATAATGCATCTACGGAATATTAATACCGGAACCTCCACAAACCTATGAGTACCAACGTTCAAGCAATATGTCCCTGTTTGCATAGTTAGGTGGAGATCATGAAATTGATAAACAAGTGACTGATAGTTCGCACGTATGCTAGCTTTGAGCTCATAACGCAGTTAATGGAGGTTTAGTTGTCCAGCTTGTTTATTATAATACAGAGTGCATAACAGGTAATGCTGTTAGGTCTATCATATGATAGGTTTAGGTCTAAAAGATGCTCAAACTCAAAAAACTTAACAAATGAATAAATACATGTATTTTGGCACATGTGCCATTATTATTCGTAATACAATCGCTCAACAACTTAATGGTGCTTTAGATATTATTGAAGAAGTTGAAAATGAAACTGATCAATACTTCACATAATGAGACGTAATCTAATTGGTTTAAGTTTGTCTCTTTGTATGAGAGATATTCTTCAATACGATATTGATCCAAGACAGATCATTATCATTGTTTCAGCAACAGCATTCAAAACAGCTGAAGAAGTTTTGGAAAATTATTACGATGGTTATTGGAGTAATACTCCTAAAGCTATTGTAAAGGATAAACTCTTTGGTATTTGGTCTCAAGTATCTCAACCAAGGTTACAAGTAAAAGACTTTAGAGGTCATAGTGTCTCAAAAGGTCATTGGTTGAATACTGATACTGGTAATGTTAGTAATGATTCTTTAAGATAGTTATTATGCTAATATTATTATTAACTTATTGTATTGTCTGTATATTTATAGGCATAACATTCTTGATCTTCATTGAGTATTACATTAATATATATCCTAAGAAGTTTATTATTACAATGCTGAAAAGTGTTATAGCAATATTACTTTTACTTAGTATATCTGTTCTTGGATACTTATGTAAATAAAAACTTTGATTTTCCGAAAGCCAACGGCTAATTCCCAAAGGTGAGTAGGAAACTTTATAAAAACTTAAAACAAATTTAAAACGAATAACCATGCAAGAACAACAAATTGAAGAAGCTGAAGTATTAAGTATTGAAACAGTTGGTGACGGAGCTCAATTAGGAGAAGTTATTCCTCAACCAAAATATACTGAAGCTGAAATCCAAAAAATGATTGAAGCACGTACTACAAAGAAACAACGTGAAGATGCATTACGTACTCGACCTGTTGAACCAAAAGATCCATTGAATCGTAATGATTTATGTATGTGCGGTTCCGGTAAAAAGTACAAGAAATGTTGTGGTAAATAAAATAGTAGAGTACATGTGGGTGGTTTCCTATCAACGTAATAGGAGAAGAAAATCCGGCATTGCTCTACTTAAAATCTTCTCAGACTAGACTAGTAATAGTAGAAGTCTGATAATTCAGTTAAGCGTCTGGTAAGGGATAATTAATACTCCCACAATTAGTTGCATATCCTAGGTAGTTATACTACGCTTGAAAATAAACTAGGATTAAGCCTTTAAGTTAGGTA